TGAATTGACAAGTTTGGAACAATTTTTAGATGTTTTATGTCAATTTTTGCAGATATTTGTTCGATTATGCTCTTACCACCGCTTGCCATAGTTTTGGCTCTAGCGTCATGGGGTAGCCAATGAGTGCCATATTTGTACCCAAACTCATCTTCTTTTTGTTGCAATAATCCTGTGTAATAAGGCACAGCTTGACCGTTACTAGAGTGGTGATCTAGTACTCGTATCTCACCATATACCACCTGAAACCACCAAATGCTAGTGGAATCATTGAAACCCAAGTCCCAAGCAGTATGGCAAGGAAACATAGGGTCATAGTCAACAGTAGTGATCCGTTCCATATCTGTGATCCTACGCATTTCTTGCCCGTAATAAGCACCAAGAATAGCCGCCTCGAATGAGCATAAGAACTCTTGTTCGTACTGGTTGTCAGACATTGTTGCTTTGGCATCATCTAATTCTGATTGCGGCAAAAGATTGGTTTGGTCTGCCCGTAGCACTTTTACATACCAGTTAGGCTTTTTAGTCGCTTCGTTGTATATATCGTAAAAGGCATTGTGTCCTTTCGGTGTACCAATAAAAGTAGCCCAGCCAAGCCTATCTGCCAATAATGGGCGAATGATCTCACCCCATACAGACGGCTTCATATCGGCCATCTCATCCATTACTACGCCATCCAAAAAATTCCCACGAAGTGCGTCAGGGTTATCAGCCCCAAATAGCCTAATCCTAGCCCCGTTAATCAGCTCCACCCATAGTTCGGATTGATTGGCTTTAGATAAGACTGGCTCTGAAAAGCGTTCTAAATATCTCCAAGCTACCGACTTGGCTTGGGAATAAAAAGGGGCAATATAGGCGTATTGAGCGTGCTGTTTGTTTTCTAGCAAGGCTTTGACTATCAGGTCGTTAATACAGGCCACAGTCTTGCCACAACGCCTGTGAGCCACAATTACAGCCCACCGCTCCTTACGGTCGTGAAAGTCCTCAAAAACGCTTCTAGGGCGGTATTTTAGCTTTATAGGGCTACTCATCTGCCCAAGCTATCCTTAAATCCCCACCATTAGTGCCTGTAACCTCGTTGACTTGGGTTTCTTTCCATCTAGCCCGCGTTTTAAGCCAAAAGATAGCGGCCGCAGTATTACCCTTTTTGGCTTGGCTAAACAATGTACCAGCAATAGCGGCATTGGCATCAATACGCCCTTCGTCTAATTCATCCTTGTAATACTTAACCAGCGTATCGGCACTAATCTTTAAGCGTGTAGCTATGTCCTCATGGGGGCAACCTAACGCAGACAAGCGTTTAACCTGCTCTTGGGTAGCTTCTGTCGGTATATGTTGTTTTCCTTGAGCCATTTTATAACTCCGAAAGTACGGCTTGCTTGCCAGTAAAGTCTTCCCAACGCTTTACTATGACATCGCAATATTTAGGGTCTAATTCCATACTTCTATTGACCCTACCTGTTTTTTCGCAAGCAATTAATGTTGATCCTGATCCACCAAATAGGTCTACAACGCAATCAGAGCCTTTACTACTATTCATTATTGCCTCTTCAGGTAAGCAAACAGGCTTTTGTGTTGGGTGAACATAACTGCTTTGAGCATCCCTACCTATTTTCCATATAGTCGTTTTAGTCCTGTCGCCAGCATTAAAATGGCTACCTTTGCCTTCTTTCCATCCATAAAGAATAGGCTCATGCTGTGCTCTGTAGTCTTGCCAACCCATACCAGCAGACTGTTTCATCCAAATAATTGTTGATGACTTTTTAAATTGCTCGGCAAAAGTCTTTTCAAAGGCAATTTTAGGTGCAGATGCACTATCAGGGTGACATACATAAATACAAGCTAAAGGCTTCATGATTGCACTATATGTAGTAAATATATCCCTACAGAATTGCTCAAAATCATCTGCTGACATATTGTCGTTTTTAATAGTGCCTAAGTTATTAGCACCTCTACCTGAATAATCCACATTGTATGGTGGGTCGGTAAACACCAAATCAGCCAATAATCCATCCATTAGTTTTTCAGCATCATTAATGCTTGTGCTATCACCGCACATAAGTCTATGATTTCCAAGGATATATATATTGCCTAGCTTAGTTTTAGGTTCTAATGGCGTTTCAGGTACAGCATCCTCATCTGTCAAACCATCTGTTTCCTCAATTACATTAAGCAAGGCATCTAGCTCTTTATCATCAAAGCCAGTCAGCGTTAAATCAAAGCCTTCATCTTCTAGGTCTTGAAGCTCTATAGTTAGCATAGCGTTATCCCAACCAGCGTTTAGTGCCAACTTATTGTCTGCGATAATATAAGCCTTCTTTTGGCTTTCAGTCATATCAGAGCAATCAATTGTGGGTACTTGATTTAAGCCTAGCTTTTGGGCGGCCATTAATCTGCCATGTCCAGCAATAATGCCTACCCCGTCTACCAATATAGGGTTACGGAAGCCAAACTCTTTTATGCTTGCCGCAATTTGAGCCACTTGTTCAGGGCTGTGGGTTCTGCTGTTCTTTGCGTAAGGGATTAGCTTGTCTACAGCGACTTCTTTTATTTGCATATTTAACCAAGTAGTTAGTTAATGATGCTTAATTTTACACTTATTTGACTTCTTTATCCAAGTCTTTAAGTTTATTGGCAATCAACTTCCTGCGGTCTAAACGCTGTTGCTGGTTCTTTTCTAGCGTAGTCTGTTTATGTTCACGCAATAAAGCGTTGCCTTTAGGGTACTTGTGGTTCATGTGTTCCATTACATATTCTCCATGTATCTCATTAAAACAGCCCGTCTAAGTTCATCGCCACGAACATTACCAATGTCTTTAGAACGCTGGATTGCATCAGGTACGGCTTGTTGTTCAGTTTCGTATGCTTTATAAGCATTCGGGGTTTGCATTACATTCTTGCGAATTTCATTCATTCCAGCAAATGTATTGGGGTCATTGATTTGACCGTTATAAATCGTTGGCACATTGTACATAGCGTTGGCTTGTGGCAATCCTAATTCATGCCCTGTAGCTGTCATACTCAATTCTGTATGTGGATCGTAACCTTTTGGGTCAAATACAATTGGTCTTTTTGTATCAATAGGCTGTCCAGCAGAATCTACTGTGGGTTGCATACGCAACAAACGAGCCATTTGATTGAAGTCCATTACATATCTTTCATCTTGTGACGAATCATATTTTTTCTGCTTTGTGGCTTGGCAGTCTTAGCAGATTCTTTAAAATCTTGGGCGGTTGGGGCGTTTTTGCTACCAGCTTTTCTCATATGTTCGCCTGAACCATGTTTAATGCGTTCTTGTTTGGCGTGAACATTGGCATAAAGACCGTTTTTCATTCTTTTTCGCCAATATATTTGTCATACTGGGCTTCTAAATTAGCTTTGCGTGTGCCTTTAGCGTATTCACGCTCAGTATTTAGGGCAATAGCAAGTGCTTGTTTTTTAGGCTTACCAGCTTTAACTTCAGCTTTAATGTTCTTGCCGACTGATTCGGCTGATCCTGATTTATCTAGCGGCATGATTAGCTCTTAAATTTAAGTAAATAGATGGTTGTGTCAATTTCTTGGGCGATATTGTCGATAAGCTGGCAAATCTCTGTGTCTTTTGGCAAGTCTGCACGGGCATCTTTAACAAACGCTTGTAAAGATTGTAGGTATGCCAAAGGTTCTTTTGGCTGGTGGTATGTAGCAGGGAACTCAGTAATCTGACCGTAGCATCCAAAGTAGGCTTCGGCTAGGGCGTCTGTATGCTCAATAATGTTCTCGTAGAACTTGCCTAATGCCTTGTGTTTAGCGTAAGACTTGGTAGCCCAATGGAAAAAATGGGTATTAGTCCCCGAATGTAGCAATGTTGCTAGGAATAATGCCATTGACTTTTCCATAATACGCTCCTTTTAATCTATTTTATAACACTTTTCTAGTAATACCTAGTGCTCTAATTGCCGCTTCTACACTATCTACACGACTAATTGCACCACCTTTCCACTTACCTAAAAACTCTAATTGGTCAGGTGTGAACTTGGCTTTGGCATCCCGTTTGATTTCCATTAATACGGTTTCACCAGCATAGCCAACAAGCAGGTCAGGGCAACCGTGCTTCATTGCGGCAAGTGACACCACAGTAGCACCAGCATCTCGTAATGCTTTAACTATTTCTTTATGGTTTGTATCTATTCGTGCGTATGTCATTGTTTTTAAATTAAAATAGATTAGTATTGGCTAACTTTACCATTATAAAGGCTTGGAATGAGCAAACCAGCGTGTAGTGAGCAAGAGTTTATCGCATTATTTAAAGAGCACCGATCCCCTACGGCTGTGGCTAGAATACTAAATGTCGATACTAGAAGTGTAATTGCCCGTAGAAAAAACTTAGAAAAAAAGCACGACATTGTGCTTGAATCTAATAATAATCGTGGCGTTCCTAGATTTGCTATTCCTGAAAATAAGATACGGTGTGAATACCAATTAAAAGATGGAATCATTATGGTAGGGTCTGATTGCCATTACAACCCTAATTACATCTCTACTGCCCACCGTGCTTTTGTACATTTTACGAAACACTTAAAGCCTAATATGGTGATTCTGAATGGCGACTTATTTGATTTTGCACAAATTAGCCAACATAACCGTATCGGATACCAACAACACCCAACAGTCCAACAAGAACTAGAAGAAGTACAAGCAAGATTAGGCGATATTGAAACTGTACGCCCTGCTGGATGTATATTGCACCGCACCATAGGTAATCACGATTTACGCTTTGATGGCAAGCTGTCTAATGTTTTACCCCAGTATGAAGGTGTCAAGGGTATGTGCCTAGCGGATCACCTATACGGCTGGTCATATAGCTGGTCAGTAGTAGTCAACGACAATACGATGATAAAGCACCGTTGGCATAATGGTATTCATGCTGTCTACAATAATATTTTGAAGGGGGGGATGAGTATGGTCACGGGCCATCTACATTCTTTAAAAGTGACCCCGTGGACTAACTATGCAGGCGACTTATACGGTGTTGATACTGGAATGATGGCGGCAGTCAGAGATGAACAGTTTATGTACCATGAAGATTCAAGCGTCAACTGGCGAGCAGGATTTGCAGTTCTAACCTATGTCAATGGTTATCTTATGCCACCTGAACTATGTCAAGTTATTAATGAGGATGAGGGTCTAGTATTTTTTAGGGGTGAACTACATGAGATTAAGTCCTGAAGCATTAAAGCATCTGTATTCCAGTCTTTACTGTACTTACCCATTTACTAAATGGCCTATGCCATTGCCTGAAGAAATTGAGTTTATTGTTACTGCCGATCCTGAATTAATGGGAAGTTACTTGCTAGATACAGGCGGTGACTATGAACATACCATTACCATATCTTCGGCTCGATGCGGTCACCTTTACAGCGTCTTAACTACTCTTGCACATGAGTGCATCCACCTTAGTTTTCATAAACAAAAAGGCGATAAATGGATGCAACATGGCAAACCATTTAGAACCCGTTGCAAAATGGTAGGGGAAGAATTGGGTTTTGATCCGCTGGAATTGTAATTATTTAGCCATAATGAATAGGCCAACATTAGAAAAAGCATAGCCTGTATATACAACTGCCATAGGCAAATTACCTCTTACACCCTGCTCTACACCGATGTAGAAGTAAATTAACCCCGTGACGATGATTAACCAACTACTCAATCAACCTCTCCGTTTGTTCAAGTAATTCTTCTTCCGTGATGCCGTAGTGTTTTTCAAACCACTTGCGGCCGCTGTGAATACTGGTATTTGCTCCTCGATGGTGAAAGGGACAGAGCGGAATAACAGGCG